CGCCATCTATCTCACTCCGGCTCAGGCACAGGAACAGGGTCAATTCTCATCCGGCTCTCGACCTGCACCACGATGCCGGTCGCCGGATTCGGGACAGAGCCGAACGCCATCACCTTTGCCGTGGTGATTCCGGCAATGGCCTGGATGGCGCCCTGTAGGGCAGTCACCGACGCCTGGTCGGTCAGGGCCGACGGCAGGACGCAGGTGCACACCATCCACTTCTTACCCAGCGGCGGCTTGACGGTGGCGTGCTTGCGCTCCTGGAGTGCCCACTGGTTGTTCGCCGTGCCGGCCGTGCAGCCGAGCGTCACCGTTGTGTGCAGCTTGGCCTCATAGGTCTCGCCGCTCAGAAGCTCCGCCGGGAGTTGGCCCCACAGACGGGGATCAGCGACGGAGGTGATGCCAGCCAGCCCTTCCAGTGCCGCCACGATGGCATCCTCGTCTCCTGTCGTCACCGTGTCACCCAGCACCAGGCCAATGACGCCCCAGTTGGCACCCTGACTCGGCGTGTACGACGAGCGTGCTACCATGCTGGAGCCGTTGTAGTTACTCAGCTGGTTTTGGGCCGCAGTTGGTTCGGTTACGATTTGGAGGGTCATGTTGGTTAGCCTTTCAGGCAAATGTCTGGGGTTGCGGCGGCGTCCCCGATCAGCTTCAGGAAGTGGCACCCGAACACCTCGTCTGGCAACGGGTACGCCCTGTTGGCCGCCACGGTCATGGAGACGGCCGCGTTGTCGGTGTCGTAGAGTTGTTCGTATGTGCCAGCCTCTCCGTCGAGGAATGCCCCGGCGTCCTTTTCGGCGACGTAGAATGTCAACGTGGTAATCGTCTCGCCAGTCCGGAAAAGGACCATCCCGCCGGCGTAGCCGCGTAGGTCAATCTCGGTCGCGTCGGCAATGTTCGCAACCACCGGCACAACGACCGACTCATAGACCGTGTGCCTGCGGTCAATCGCCTTGGCACCCAGGGACTTGTTCGATTGCAGCTTCAGGTTCTCAGTTGCGTCAGACATTTCTCACCTCAGATGGAAGAATAATGCGGCATTTCGCTTTGACTTCCGGGCCACCACCCGCCAAACTGGCTCCCCTGACCCCCGCCGTATCGCCGGGACGTCGGCCCGTGGTGGCCGTATTCCTCAACCCGTTTGTTCCTGGCGTCCAGCATGACGGACGCCTCCAGCAATTCCCGGAACGTCTGGTAGCGGACGCCCTTGACCCCGGAACTCGCCTCTTCGACAACGGCCAGGCATGACGCCTTGATCGTCTCCGAGTGGTCGCTGGCACCGTAGGGGTAGCCGGCATCGTTGGTCAGTGAGTTCGGGCGGACCTGATACTGAAAGAAGGCGACCGCCGCCTCATTGATGTCCGGGTAGAACAGCATTTCCTGCCGGGTTCCCTGCGTCTCCGTCCGGGCCATTGCCCGCGTGGCGAACCATCGCGGCGTATTCATCGACAGGTGGGCTGTCTGCATCCGCCGCATCTCGATTGTTTCCGGCATCACCTTGCGGCACGGAATGTGCGAGTTGTCTTGCTGGCGGAATGTGACATCCCCTTCGATGTAGGCCAAGTCGTCCGGCAGCACGTAGTTGGATTGGTTCAAAGCGAAGTCATCCGTCGATGCGATGTCCTCTCCAGGGTTGTTTGATTCGGTCAGCGTCAAGACGGTGGTCGTCTTGTACGCCTCGACCGTGTAATTGATCCCGGCGATTCTGAACGATGAGAACGGGGCGGTCGTCTCCGTGAACCAAGACGGCCATGTGTCCCCCGTCATCGTGATCTGCCGCTCATAAGTCCCGCCGGTGTGGTCGTAAACCATCGTGACGGTCGAGCTTCCGGTCAACTCGGCGTTGAGTTGCAAGTACATCCACGGCTTCAGGAAGCTCCATGAGTGCGACCGGCCAGGTCCGAGTGCCGGGTTGTAGAATCGGCGCAGCGCGGACGAGACCATGTCGTCGACCTGAGCTTTCTCGCCGACCCCCAGGGCATCGTCGTAGATGGCTCCGGGCGTGCTGCTGTACTGGCCCCCGAAATACTCTGACGCAATCTCGTCCCGCAAGTGATCGAGGGTCAAGCTAAGCGTCGGTTCAGTCATGTGTCGCTCCGGGGTGTCAGCGGGCGGCGTTGGTGCGCCACCCGCCTCTTGCCCGATTGATTAGACGCGATCCACTTCCATGAAGATTTTCCACCAGTCCAGGGTGTAATCCACGTCGGCGGCCGTGGGGAGCTTCCGATAGAGGCCAAGCCCCATCGCAATGTCGTTGGGGAACGTAGCGGCCTCAAAGTTTGCCTGGGTGATGTAGGTCGTCTGCTCGACGCCGTTGATGAAGAACTTGCCTCGCTTTGACGGAGCGGCATCCACGTCCAGCAGAAACCCGGCCTTGATGTACTTGTTGGCGGTCATCGCAGCAGACCCCTTGAGTTGCTGCGTCTGGCTTGCAGCTTGGTAGACCGGACGAAGTGCATCCCCGTCCGCAATGTCAACCAAGAATCCAAGCACATTGTCAGTGGCACCGAGATCTCCGGTCACGTCGGTCAGTGCGCTGTCGGCTGGGACCGTATCGCTCAGCCCGATGAACAGGCTGTGGGTGGCGTCCGCTACCGTCTCTGTCTTGAAGCGGAACTCAAAGGCCAGTTTCTTGAGGCAGAGCTTGTTGATGATGAACGACGCTGAGGTGCGGATTGCAGACTCATCCTCATCGGTCGCATCGCCCGCCATGACTAGGGTTCCGACATCCCAGTCAGTATCGACGTCGTAGCCGGCAGCGGCGTCGTCCGTCCCTGCCGTCAATGTTGACGGGTCGGTGACACTGACATCCGTCCCACTGTAAAGCGTTTGCCCCGTGTCGGAATACGCAATGTAGCGCCCGACCTGTGCGGCCGTCGTCACTCCGGATTGAACCCAGTGTTCAATGAAGTCATCGAAGAAATGGACACCTCCATAGCCCAGATCGGCCATGCCATCCGGTATGGTCTTCCAAATTGCCGGTGAGGGGCCACGGAGGTAGTCAAAGTCGAGGTGTGCAAACTTGCGAGACATTTCAGTTCTCCTTGACGATGCCTTTCAAATCAAGGCATGGATTTGGAAAGTGCCCGGCCCCACAAGGAGCCGGGCGAAAGTGGTCAGGTTTACGTGTTCGGCTTGCTGAGCAAGAAGTTGTTCCTGCGTGACCTGCACGTGAAGTTGAAACGGAGAAAAGTAAACTTCTGCCAAGTGCGCGGATAGTCCGGGTGACGCATGGCAGGAGTCTGCTTGAACAGGTTCCCCTTCAGGACGGTGACTTCCCACACGTTCCAGTCCAGGCAGTAGATCGGGTCAATGCCGTGGAGCGCACTGTTGGCCGTCGCGTCGGCATTCTCCTGGAGCCATGCGCTCCACGTAATCGGTGCCCGGAAGAAAGTCACTTCTCCGGCGTACATGTTGAGTTCGTTGCGGAGGTTCTCGTTCTGGGTCCGAGCCTGTTGCTCCATGTCGAGCAGCACGTCCATCGTCGTGATGAACTCACGGTCTGGACCCTTGGGTGTGTAGTAGCCGGCCTTGGTCTGCTCGTGCGTTTCGTTCGAGTACGGGCCTGCGACCGGCGGGTTGAACCCAGTTTTCAGCAAGCCGACTCGCATCTTGTAGTACAAGTCGTCGTCATCCCGGTTCACGTACCGGCTGAAACCGGATCGCCAGTTCGGGTAAGTTGCAGCGGCAAACCCACCGGCCCCGCCAGTCACGTAGGACGGATCGACCGACTCGAACGAGAAGGTGGTCCCTGTTCCCTTAGTGACCCAGACTGGCAAACCATGAGCGGATGTCTCGTCTGCCAGGCTCGTCGGACCCTGGAAGAACTGGGTTTCCAACAGTTCGGCCGTTGCGCCCTCGGCATCGTTTTCGATCGAGACCATGTAATCGACCAACTGCTCGTCGGAGCCAGCGTTCTCGTCGATGATCTGCTCGTCGTAGATGCAGGCAGACCGAAGCTCGCGCCAGGGCGCGGTGCCGAGTGCGTGCATGTCTTTGCTGTACGGGTTGGCCCGCTGGCGAACCTTGACCATCTCGGCCTGGTCCGCACTGAAGAATCGGGCATTGAATTGGATCGAGCGGCCGGAGCGTTGCCGGATGTTCTTCCTTGTGATGATGCGATTCATCACGTGGTAATTCTGAAGGGTCCGGACCTGCTCGCTCCACGTTTTGCGCTCGCGGCTTGGAAACGTGGTATTGATGAGGTCAGCGTATTCGCTGTCGAGAAAAGCGGCCATTGATGTTCTCCCAATTGTTGGTTGTTGCTGGTCTTAGCCTGTGTGATCGGTTAGATGTTGTGACGTTTTCGCCACGCGGCGAGAACCTGAGCGTCCGTTTGCGGCATGTCGTGGTTCTTCTTGCTCGTTGATCGACCGCTCGGCGTTGCGTGTGCCGCAACACGCTTAGACTCCTGGGACGCTTGCCGGATTGCATCGCCGGCTAAGTTCTCGAAGAGTTGCCTTGCCTTGCGAAAGGTGTGGATGTCGATAGGCGGGAGAACATCGCCTCTCTGCTCCATGACCTCTCTTTCGGCGCGAACTGCTTGCGCCACGAGCCATCTCCGTTGCCTCTGTTCCTCGGCCAGCGCTCCAGACAGGGAGCTTCCCTTGCCGAAGATCGCTTCGTTGTTGAGGCGGTCGAAGCGTGTGTCCCATTCGTTGGCCGTCTGGATTGCAACATCAGACTGGCCTTGTTGGGACATTAAGGTATGCATGTTGGATAGAACGTCAACAAGCTGATCGTATTTGGACTGCATCGCCTGGATGACTTTGGCAACCGGTTCGTCGATCCCGTCCAGGTCGATGTCTTGCGGCGGTTGATACGGCTGCTGCGGCGACTGGTCCGGCTGCGGCTTCTCGTAGCCATTCGCTTTTGGTTTCTCGGCCGGCTTCATGTTGCGGCCGAGTGCCGCATACATCTTCTCGGCGACCGTGGAGAACTGCTCGCTGCTTCCGAAGGACTGCATTTCCTCCGGGGTCAGACCAAGCTCTTGCGCCCAGAGCGCCGCTTCGCCCTGCCAAGCATCATCGACAGTCGCGACCTCTTCGGGGGTCTCAGGCGATTCCGCTTCTGCGGCCTCTGACTTGTCACCGACAATAGTATCCCCGGAAGCCTCTTGCGCGGCGTCTGGGGTGACACCATCTTGATACAGAAAATCAAGGGAGTCGTCAGCTTGAGTCGCTTCTGCTGTCGCCATGTGTTTGCTCCAGGGTGGACGGTGCATCAAATCCGCTACACACTGGAGTTTACACGGTATGGAAGATTCGTTCAATAGCAATTATGCAAAATCTTCCACCTTTGGCGTCCGCGATCTTCCGCCGGCAACCTCGTCAGTGAAAACGAAACCGGAGATGGTGGCGTACTTGATCTTCTGGCGGCGCGACGTGAACATGGGGCGGCCCCATTTGTCGTGCTTGACCGGGCATCCTTCCTTGGAGTAATACTCATCGGCCGCCGCTCGCTGGTGGGGCAAGACGCCGAGTGCATTGGACGGCCGAGGTTCGTGCTCGCTCTCGATGTTGGGTGGGGGGCCGTCGTCGGGACTCCAGCGTCTTGGGAGCGATAGAAACTCTTCGCGGCTGACTGTTCTGTTGTTGACTTTGTACTTCACTTTTGCCCTCCGCGCATCATCTGCATCGCCATCTGGGACGACGGGCTGTCGTTGGCCCGGCCGGAGATTCGTGTCTGGATTCGGTTTGTGGTGGGCGGCGATTGCATCCGTGGCGGTGATTCCGCCGTCTCGTAATTCTCCGGCGGTTGCCCGAATTGGATAAGGTCCACCAATTCGGGCTTGTCGAGTTCCTTGGCCGCCAGACGCAGGAATTCCTTGGCGTTGATCGTGGCCCCCTGTGCCTGGAACATCGGCCAGTACGGCATCAGACGGTCGAGCACGGTCATCAACTCAACGAACTTCTGTTGCGGAGTCCGCATCGCCATTGAGTATGGGACGACTTCGATTGTGTGGGCGAAGAAGTCGTGCGACCGCTCATCCTTGGAAAATTCTACCGGAATCTCGAAGTCGCCGATCGAATAGGTGACGTTGAATGGCTGCTGGGATTTCCACATCCACAAAGCGTAATCCGAGATCGCCTGTTGAACGAATCGGTTCACTTCGTTCCGCATGTGGTTGAGTTTTCCGCTGGACTGCTGCTGCAAAATCTGCTCTTGGCCCAGCGTCTCGGCCTGTGACTTGAGGCCGCCAAGGACATCGAGGTTCCCGCCGTAGTAGCTGAACCGCTCTTGGAGCATTTGCAGCACGGTCAGCGAGCCAGCGTCCACGCCCCCGTAGGTCTGCTCGACGATCGCTCCGGGATTCTCAACTCCCGTCACGTCGCCATGCTGCGTCTTCATGATGTTCTTGGCGTCTTGCGTGTCTGCTGCTCCGGGGACAAGACCAATGCGTTTGAACGCCTCGATGGAGTCTTTTACCTTGCGCCCCACGTTGTTGACGCTCACGTGAATCGGGGCGAGTTCCATGAACAGCGATTTCGGCATGGTGTTGCCGTCCATCCACTTGAAGCCGAGATAGATGTACGGGCCGTGCTTCGAGCCGTCCCACTCGACAATCTGGAGCACGTCTCCAGGTTTTGTCGCGTTGTTCGGCAAGACGAGCAACAGCTTTTCTTCAGGAATCCAGACATTCATCAGGGTCACCATGTCGTGCAGGGATTTATCCCGTGGTCCGACGATACCCCCGATGTCGTGTAGCCTTGCGTAGTCGGTTGCTTCGCGCTCTTCTCCGTCCGGCGTCAGACGCTCGCGGGCTTCTTTGATGAAGTTCGGATTGTCCTTGGCCCGTTCCAGGTTGATGTAGTAGAAGTGGCCTTGGTATTCGCCCTTCTCGATGCGAGACGCATTCATGTCGTGGAAGTAATCTTCGAGCGGGATGTGCTCAAAGTACGGTGCCGTCTCGTAAATTGGCTGCCCGTAGACCTCGGCCATGCCGATATTGGCAACACCCACGTGGAGGACGCCGAGCGTGTAGAAGCTGGAATTGATCGCGGCCTGGAGGGCCTGGAAAGAGTCCTTGTCGGCGCGAAGCTCATTGTTCAGCGCCATCTCCAGTTTGACACCCGCCTTCTGGTAGATGCGGTCGTATGTCCGCACCGCGCCTTGAGGTGGGTTCGTGGCGAGTTCCGCGCGAAGTGTGTCGATCAAGAGACTCACTTCGGGAAAGAGCGTTTCCGGCTCCTCCTCGTTGCCACCGTAGAGGGAACCGGCGTCCTGTTCGACCGCCCAATGGTGGAAGTCAACGAACGGCTGCTGTTCCTGGAGCGATTGGCGAATATGGGTCCGCAACTCCAGGATGTGCTCCGGATTTTCTGCGTCAAATCTCAACACGGCAGGCTCCCCCTGCCGCTATTGTGCCAACCTACCGGAGTTTTGTCAAGCCCGTGTTCGTCCAGCGAACAGGCTTCGACGGCTTGGTGAGACTGAGCAAATGCGCAATACTGCCCCAAGGGGCTTCCGGGTCCGTGTCGTCTTCTGGAGGTTTTGCGGCCTCTCTGACGAGCTTCGCTGCAAGTGCATCGCCGATGACAAGGTCGCCGTGCGACTTGCCGGATGCGGTCGGGTCTTGGTTGGCAATCGAGCGCGAATGCTCCACCTTCTGGGCCTGGGTCCATAGGTATTGGAGCGTTTCCTTCATCGCCTCTTCGTCTGGATTCAAGAACTGCCGCTCGTACAGGTCGCGCGAGTAATCGGTCAGCAATGTGACCTTGCTCTTGTCGTCCGTGTGAAACCCGGGCCTGTCGGTCGTCTTGGGTGTCAGCCCTTGCTCGGCCTTGCGGAAGTAGAGCGGTACGTCACCGTGGAGTTGGAGCACCCGCTTGTGAAAGACGTCCATTTGGTCTTCCCAAATCAACCGGGCATTTCGGAAGTGCCGGCAGACTCCGATGGAGAGCATCGCCCATTCCTCTTGGCCGACATCGTTGGCGGCCATCCGAGCCACTTTCTCCCCGGTCAGCGCATCGGCGACCGAGATTGTGCTGTTGGACTGTCCGGTCCCGTGCGAAACATCAACGCCGACGACATAATCCCTGCCGCTGGGCGGGCGGTACTTGTCGTCGAGGTCGCACCAGACCATGAATCGACCGCGCCCTGCCAGAAGAAGAGACAACGTACAGTCTTCCCGTGAGAAGTCGACCTGGAATCGGTATCGCGGCGGCCGACAGTAGAGTGCGATCAGGTCGTTGATCTTGAAGGCGTCAAAGAACGGATAATCGCTGCCTTGGTAGTCGATGTCGAGGTATGTCGCTACGTCGTGTTCGTTTCTGCGCTCGCACTCGGCATCATACCAAACGCTACGAACGTTTTCGATTGCCTTGGTAGGTTTGGTGGAAAAACTATAAAGCTGTCCGGGTCGTATGGGGTCGCGATACTCCATTGTGCGGCCAGCCCATAGAGGCGCCCAAAAAGAATGGTCCAGGATTTCGATTGAATCGCCCACTGCACGATATAGTCCCTGATTTTTCCATGGGTGTCTTGACCAGTGCATTCTGGTTCTTGCCCTTGTCTTGTCCCGCATGTCGAAGTAAGCATTGCCTTGGCCCTCCGGTGTTGAATTGAAAATTCGCGTGTTTGTCACGTCGGCCGTGGCGCCCAAGACTGACCAGCCACCATTTTCGAACTTTGCGTACTCGTCAAGCATGGCGACCAACCGGTCTTCGCCAACGCCGATATTTTCTGTTGTCGACTCACCCTTGATCGTCGATCCCGTGAATAAGAACCGGTAGAGCAACTTCCGCCGCTCGTAATCCGTCCCCTTCTCTCCAACAAGCCACGGCGGCAGCATCTTGACGTAGAAATCGAGCAGGTGGAACAGGCTCTTGTCCGAGCCGTCCACCATACTCTCATTCCGGCTTGCCAGGAGAAACGAACAATGATCTTGGAAGAGTGCCAGATGCAGCATGAGTTGCAGGCACGTGGCTGTACCTCCCATCTGCCGGGACTTCTCGTTGTGAACGTCCTCTTTTCCAACCGCCGCACCCATGACAGAGAGAGCTTCATCCTGGTACGGGAACGTGATGTACGGGATCACGGGCGATCCGAACATCACGGATGCTTTCGGCGCGTGCGCCCAGATGAAGGTGTTGACGAAGAACCGGCGGTCGGCCTGGCACATCCGAATGATGTCATCCCGCGTCGTCGCGCTCGTCTGCGCCCGCTTCAGGAGTTCCCGCCGGAACATCAGGTTCGCTTCCATCTGCTTCGGCAGGCGGCAACTGTAGCGAGTGCTTGACCCTATCACACTGTGCTGTGATTTTGGAACAGTGTGACGCGCGTGGGCCGACTTTACAACAGGTGTTTCCATGACTGGCCTCGGATAATCTTTCCTACCTGGGCCTTGTTGATCTTTGATATTGCGGCTATTTTTCCGTGACTCATTCCGCAGGACGCAAACGACCTGATGAGCAACACGTCGCTGTCGGTCAATTTGCTTCGCCCGTTGATTTCCCCTGGCTGAGATTTGGCGCGGCATCTATGCCTCTTAACCTTGTCGTCCATATTGTCGTTGTGCGTCCCAAGATACAGATGGTTTGGGTTGACACACTTCCTGTTGTCGCACCTATGGAGAACCCACATTCCGTCTGGTATTTCTCCGTAGAACAAAATCCAGGATAGGCGGTGGGTAGACCATTTGCCGCGCATTCCAAACTGTCCATAGCCTGTGCCGGAGCAGGACGCGCCCCACTCCCAGCATCCACATCTAGGAAATGACACTATCTTGTCCAGAAATCTCTTCCTGTCCCGTTGTGAGATTGTTGTCATTAGATTGTGTGTCCATCAAAAGCGAGTCAAGGAGCCTATCACACTGTGCAGAGATTTTGGTACAGTGTGTTTCGACCTTGCGTTCGAGACTGCTGACGTCATCGGTCTTCTCCTTGGCAATCAGCCCGGCGGCCAGCTTGTAGAAGTCGTTCTGATGGGTACGCGCCCAATCAAGCATACCCAGCGCGCCCAGCGACGGGCAAGATTCCATTTCCGGTTTGTCGAGGGCGAGCTGGTCCCACACCCACACAAAAGACTCCCGCAGTGATCCGTTGCGGGTCAGGTTTCGCGTGTCAACGCCGTCCATCATGGCATCCCTCAAACGCAAGGTGTCGGACAATCTCCCGCAACGTCACACGATTAGGGGCAACGAGACGCGGGTCTTTCACTCGGAGCCATGCCTCCAAGTTGAAGTGCTCCGGGTCGCACAACATCTTCTTAGCCAGCACAAACGACACGTCGCACGAATCCAAGACCCTTGCATGACAAGAGGAACAGCAAAGGAATAGGTTGCACGGATCGTCCCGTCGCGCCTTTGGTGCGTGGCTCTTGCGGCAAATGTGGTGTACCTCCGGGCGGTCTGTACCGATCGCTCCGTAGACAAATTGCTTGCCACACCACATGCAATTGTCCGGGCTTTTTAGGTCGAGGAGCCACTGCCCAATCTGCCCGTCGCTTCGATATCCAGCAGTTCCCACGGTTTCACCTTTCTGCAAGCGATCTCATAAGATCTCCAAGTGCGATTTTGGACTCTTTCATGAGATGTTTCGTGAAATCCCTGAAATAGTCCTCGTCATCTCCGCAGTAACCGGCTGGCGCGTGCATGTGCCCTGGGTCGGCAACCGTTTTGACGGACCTGATATGGTGCTTGCCAAAAGGGCATTCGTACAAAAAACCGATCCGGCCCTCTTGGACAACGACCTTAATACTCGCTTCCGCAGGCATGAATCCTGTCATTTCTCCATCGGTGATGAGATCGTCTAGTATTTCCTCCAGCAGGTCGCGCACCTTTTCTTCATCACTTTTTGGCGATTTGTCCACAGCGTCATTCCCCTTCTGGAGGCTGGATGTTACGACCAACCTGTGTCAATGAATCTTTCCACTCGGCGAGAACTTCCTTTGTCCTATTCTCGCGAGACTTTTTCTTCACCATGACCAGCCTGATCGGCAGCAGTCGGACAAATGCGTTCAGGGCCGCCGTGTCCGTCGCCGCCGAGATAAAACATTCACGCTTCAGGATGTTCGCGACGACATCCGGCTCGGCTTCGATTGCGAACAGCTTTCCGGACAATTCGCTGGCGGCCTCGGCCTTCATCACTTCCGTAAAGTCGCCGATAATCCTGGGAGGAGTTTTCGGCTTTCGTTGTTGCGGTTGCTCTTCGTTGGTCTTGTTTGCATTCTCGTTCATGTTGTTACGCTCTTTTCTTTCTTCTGACAAAGCCCGGCCAGAGACTCGCCACTGGAATCCTGCGCTGATGCACGGCGGCCACTGGCCCTACATTAGCCTGTTCCGGCCACACACCGGACTGGCTGTGAAACATTCCCGAAGCGCTGGCGTAGGTGCGTCCTTTGTAGGCCGCGATTGCCAGACACTTCATCCAAAGCTGTTGATGATCGCTGGTCTCTCGCTTCTTTCGTGCCCGCTTGACCAACTTCAATTCCCCGTCCTTCGTCATTACGGGTTGCCCGCGCTTCCGTTGCTCGTATCCGCAATTCGGGCAGCGGTAGCCACCGGACTCCCACATCGCGCCGCAGGACGGGCACGTGTACGGCTCCCGGATTTGCTTCTCCTTCTCGCCCGGCGAGGAGATCGCTTCTGCTTCATCCTCGCCCAGCTTCCATTCAACGTCGCCAGACGGCCATCCTGCCATGCCGTACCTCTCGCACATTTCATGCACGGCACCTGAGTGATCAATCAGGATAGCTTTGGTCTTCCCAGGATAAGGTCGCATGATCCGTCCGAGCATCTGACGATACAATCGGAATGACCGAGTTGGTTTGGCAAGCACAGCGCACGCCACGGCCGGAAGATCGAATCCCCGGCTGAGAGTTGCACAGGAACATAGAACTGAAATGTCTCCCTTTTCGAGTTGTCGGAAGATTTCTTCTCGTTCATCTTGTGGTGTCCTGTCGAGGATGTAAGAGGACCGGATTCCAGCCCCGTTGTACTGCTCGCACGCGCCTACAGTGTGCGCCTGATCGACACAGAACGCGACGGCGGGGACGCGGTCCTTGTTGATCTTCAGCCACGTTTGCGGCAGATGTCCAATGAGCGCCCGCATCACTTCTGAGGACTGGCCTTGATGGTAGTCGTACCCCGTCCGGCCGACCTCTGACAAGTCCGGCCTGACCGGGGAGTATGGTTCGATCTCCACCAGGCTTCCCTGGGCGATTAGTTCACTGTAGCTGGCCGCGACGGTCATGTCCTGATACCACGGCAGCCCGTTGCCATTTCCAAGGCATGGGGTGGCTGTCAGCCCAATGCACCAGTCCGATTGCTCCAACAGGCCGAGCCACTTAGGCGAGATTGCCACGTCCGCCTCGTCGACGATCATCATGTCCGGGGCCACCCACGGGATGCGGTCGGTCCTGGAGACTAATGTATCCTTGGAGAGAATTTGTATGGGACGCCCGGGGATGTACTCGTGATCGCCGGATTGATTCATCAGCATCGAAAACTGCATTCCAGCCTTTTCGAGATGCTTGGCGATCTGAAAGATGAGTTGCCGTCCGGACGTGATAAACCCGACGCTGGAACCCTTTTCGACGGCCGAGGCCATCAAAGCCAACGCCATGATTGTTTTTCCCGACCCAGTGGGTGACACAAGTACAATACGCCTTGGCAGTCCAGCAGCGTGCAAGCGTGCAAGCCGAGCACGGAGATCGTTGATGGCCGCAATCTGATAGTCGCGTAGAACGTAGGGGCCT